TTTAAGAAATAGCATGAGAGGTTATATAAATCATAGTACATCACAAATACCTTATTTTATGAATTATCAAATTAGTCATTATATTGATATTGAAGATTTAGATTTATTTTTAACTATGCATTTTGGTAAAACAAAACATCTAAATAGCTTTGCAAATCAAACAAATGATAAATTTTATAATATTGAAAAATATTTAGATAAAGATGATATTATGAAATATCTACATATGGATTACCATTTTTATAATTCTATAAAAAAATCTCCTTTTTTATGGGAGTGGCAACATGGAAAAATATTTTAATATTATGAAGAATAAGAAGTTGGTCTTGCACCTAATCTAGTAATTTTTTCAGCTTCTGTTTCAGTAGAATTACCTTCATCATCAACAAGATTATCAGCATCCCATCTAGATTGTAATTCAGTTAAGTGAGCTGCGTCCCATTTATTGATAAATTGAGTTGAAAAATCTCCTAAATTAGCTGCTGTCCAAGTAGAGTGAGGAGTTTCATCTCTATATTCTATAGTATCATTATAGTCCTCATTATCTGCAACATATTGAATTGCCCAAATATTTGCAAATTTAGATTGATTCCAAAAATCATCATCATTAATTTTATATGATATAGGTTTAAATGCCGTATCTTCTGTTTTTTTTATTATTATTTTGTCTTCAAATACTACTGTCCAATTTGCATTAGTTGCCATAATTTCTCCTACGTTTTAATAATATAAACAATTGTTAAATAAGGTTGTATAACTGAAGTTGCATCACCTGTAAAGTTTGCACTCATATTGTGAGAGTGTCCATCTCCTGAACCCGTGCTTTGACCTTCAAAGGGTGTTGTAAATCTTGCTAGGTTTTGAAATCTATATCCTGCATTTGAATTTCCTGGAATTCCTAATACTATATTGTGGCCGTGACTTGCTAGTTGTGGTGATGATAAAGTTGCATTCGCTGTTGAACCACCCACGTTTCCAGTTGAAGTTACAGTATTTGCTCCACCAGTTGATGCTAAAGTTTTGTTATTAGATTTTCCAACCGGTACGTTATCTTGTAAATCAGGGACGTTAAAATTACCGCCTCCTGGGTCACCGTAAGTTGTACCTATGATTGCATATAAAGCTGCGTAAGTAGATTGACTTACTGCTTGACCATTACATTCTAAAAATCCAGATGGAATAGAAGAGTCTGACCATGGAACGATTGTTGCTGTAGGAATACCTTCAATACCTGTAAGGTTTGCTCCATCAAAATCATATCTAGTTGCTTCGTAATTTGCCATATTCTATTTCTCCTTATAAGTCCAACCTGTTGTAGCATCTCCAGAATAAACTAAACTGAAACCAGCACCTTGTGTATTAACAACAAGATCGGATGCTGCATTAGCTATATTAGAAGAATTTCTACCAACAGTCAATGCGTTAGTATTAAAATCATAACCTTGATCTATAAATGAAACTTCATCACCTGCACTTGGTGACGCTGGTAGCGTTACTGTAACTGCTCCACCATTTGTATTTACTAAAAGTTGAGCTCCAGCTTGAACTGTTTCTGCCGCTGATACTGCTCTCCATGTTTTAAGTTCACCTGCTTTTACAACATTAGTTCCATCAGAATATAATGTATAAGTGTGACCTTCACATAAAAGTACACCTGTTCCAGATGTAGTTTTAAAAGTTAAAGTAAAACCTGCATGGTCACATCCATCTTCAACTATATAAGTTTTTTCAACTGAATCTGGAATAGTAACATTTACGTTTGCTTCAAGAGTTCCTGTTAATTTAATAACTTCATTCTTACCATTTGATAAAGCACCATTTGTAAAAGTTAAAGCTCTAGATGCGTTAGTTACGTTAAATGCGTCATAACCACCAATTGCTTGTTCAAGAATTAGTAAGTTAGTATTTGTAATTTGTCCCCAAGTTCCTGAGTTTTCCCCAGTTGCTTGAACTGTTAATTTTAAACTAGCTGATGTTGAATTTGCCATAATTTAAATTCCTTATTTGCGTTTACTTTACTAAAAAATTGAGTTTGTGTCAAACTCATTATGCAGCTACTTCTTGCCATCCTGGAGGATCTATAGGCGCTGTACCTGTGTTTACTTCGTTCCAGATTAAAGCATTACCAGAACCTTGTGACATAGTCAAGGCAAATCCTGTTAGTGGTACACTTGCGTTACCTGTAGCTGTAACAGAAGCTACTCTAGCAAGAGCAGGCAATCCTGTAACGTCTACTTCTTGTGCTGGAACTGCTACAACACTTCCTAAACCTGCAGACATTGCAATACCTGTTACGTCTTGTGGAACATCTCCTTGCATTCCTAATTGGCCTAAAGAACCAATCATGAAATTACCTGTTACTTCAGCATCTGGAGCTGGATCTACATTTGCTATTGTTACTTGAGCTACGTTTAAGGTATTAGCAGTTACATTTGCGTTACCTGTGATTGTTTCATTACCTAAATTTGCTGATAATGCTATACCTGTTAATTCTACACTTTCCCATTCACCGGTAGCACCCCATTCAAATTGACCATAGAAATATCGTCCCCAACCTTCTAAGTTATATGCTTCAACACTTCCTACAGAAGCTGTTGCTTGATTACCTGTAGCCATCGCATCAGGACCAGCGTCAGCTATTCCTAATGTACTAGAAATTTCTATTCCAGTTGGAAATACTTTTGATTGAATATCAATGACAGGAGCACCTAATGCACCAGTTATTGTTTGATTATTGTTTGTAGAATTTGTTGCAGTGACATCAATTTGTACAGCTATAGTTCCTATATTAAAAGATGCAGAAACCCCTGTTGGAAGTGCAGTACCAAATTCACCCCAGGCATTAATACCCCATTCAATACGTCCCCAACCTGTATTTATTTCACCGGCAGCTTCAGTAGTTGTACCAAGGACACCAGATAGACTTACCCCCGTTAATGTAAACGTAGGATTAGCTAAATCGTTCCATTGGTTTTGGCCCCAAAAGCCTGTATTCCAAGTTCCTGATGCCATAGGATTTTAACTCCTATGTACTAACCAGAGATTCTTAAAATCGCTGCTGTTGATGTAGCTGCTGGAAACTGAATTGTGAAAACACCTGCTGTCGCTGTTTTATCTGCTCCAAAATCTAAAGCACATACAGCTGCATTAGTTGCAGTTGCAGAAGTGTTATAGATTAAAGCTCCTCTAGCAGTTAACGTCACTCCAGTAAAAGATCTGTCTGCGAAGTCAACTCTTGCGACACCGGCTGTTATAGAAGTTCCATTGTTTACAAGTAACCCGCCACCAGAAGTGTACTGACCTGTATTTGAAACTTCGTTTCCAGTTGTGAATGAAGTTGTTGCTGAGTTTAGAGTAGCTGAAGAAGTATAAAGAGCGATCTTAAACTTGTCATCACCAGTACCAAAATTATGCTCACCTTCCAATAATTCTTTTTTGAAAGAATTTGCAATTGCTTGTGTAATAGCCATAGTTTTTTCTCCTTATTATTATTTACCACCGACACGAGGAACACCACTCTGATATTCATCACGTCTTCGTCTTCCCATTTGTTCTATAGAGAAGCCTTCTAATACTTGTTTATACTTTCCTTCGTATAATTGCAAGAGATCATTTGGCCCCTTTAAGAATGAAAATGCTTCAACTAAGCATGCATATAATAAACCATTGGGAAATTGTTGGCTAATATATGTTTGTGTATTTGTACTAGATAAAGTCTCTGGTTTCAAGATATAATTTAACTGAATTGTGTAAGTAGCATCTGGAGTTGGGGCCAATACTATTGTGTCATTATCCCACCAACTGTAGTATTTTGGAACACCTTGAGCATTAGTAGGATTAAATTCAGACATAAAACTAGAATCTCTCCACTCTAAAAATTCTCTATTATCTGGATTGCTTGTTCCATCAGAATCTACAATTTGAGCTGATCTAATAACTAAAGTATTTTGTGGTGTATCAATAAACCTTGTTCCTGAAATTACTTGAGCTGTTGCATATCTTTTATTTGCATCAACATCTACATCTCTCATTATTCTTAATTCTGCATCTCGAATAATATCATTTGTAATAGAGTCAGTTAAAACATTTGAACTAACTTCTGTGTAATCTCTAATTTTTTGTACTAATTCTGCGTATGTCATTATGTTGTTACCGTTACTATTCCTAAATTAATTTGTGCTTCTCTTTTTACATTAATTTCACTTCCATTATCTGGTACCATACTATTTGTTTCAGTTCTATAAGCAAATGGTGCAGGTAAAGTTAAATCTACAGCTATTCCACCACCGCCACCAGAAGCAAGTGTAAAAGTTTGTGGTCTTGCATTTCTTAAACCTTGTCCATCTGCAGTAGTTGGTTTTGGTTCTAGTTGTGGATGTTTTGCTTCAAACTCTGATGTATGCACACGCGCACCATTCCATTCAATAACCATTTCCGTATATGGAAATGCTTGACCAGAACGATCAGATATAAATTGTGCGTATTTTCCTCTAGATAAATTAGACATTTGGATAATAAGTTTTTGGAGTTATAAAAGAACTTGAAGGTGAACCATCTTCTTCT